CGATTCCGCAATTTCCATTATCACCATCAACAGTCCAAACAGCAGTTCCAGAGCCATTTTGGTTTCGCATAAATGATAAATACCTATTATCACTATTTGCTCTTGAAAAACCCCATCTTAAATCAGCACCAAACCTTAAAATATCAGTTGTTGTACCTGATGAAAAAGTTCCACCTCCTGTAACTGCAATTCCTGATGTTGTAGTTGCAAGTTTTTGATTTCCATAATGGTATAAAATAGCTTCTCCTGTGTCTCCTTTTGCTCTAAAATAATCAGCAAGTCCACCTCCACCATTATCAGATTGTATAATTACATGATAATCATCATTTGTGTTTTGTATTAATAAACTTCCAATTCCATTTTTAATATAAGAATTTGAGCCATCATGGTATAAATCTAAATCATTAGAATCCCCTAAATATACATGACCATTATCAGCAAACTTTATGTCACTTGAACCCATCACTAAGTCCTGATAACTTGTTGTGCTTGATGTTGTAATTTTTAATTTATCAGTTGTTCCTAAAACACTTCCTGCAGAAATTCTAAATGAATTATCTGTGTTGTCTTTTCCAATAGTCCAATGGTCTGTATTTGATCCACTTCCATTGTCTGTTCCAAATTGAATATTTGAATCTCCAGATGAAGAAACTAATAAACCTGTAGTTCCATTTCTTCGTGACAATTTAATTCCAACACCCTCTGTTGATGTTTGAATTAATTGACCATTCATTGTATGGTTATCTCCATAACTATCTCCTATTGTAGTATTTCCCCAAAAATATGCTGTTCCCTGACTTATTAAATTTGCAGTTGTAGTCAATCCACCTGTAACTGTAACTACTGCACCTGATTCTGCCATTATAGAATCTGCAATGACATTTGTAGAACTAAACTTAGCAATATTACCTGCTGTTCCTGTTCCATCAACTTGAGTATGGTCTAATTTTTCCCAAACATTGTCTGCTCCTGCTATGACCCAATCTCCAACTGCCCAATTTGACAATCCATTTAATGACTGAGTTCCACCAACTGAAACAACATAATAATGACCCTGAGTTAAAAATGGAGAGTTGTCTATTGTATATGCTTGACCACTTACCATGATGTCTGCATCAAGTGTTAATTGAGTATTACTATCAACATTTGTAACAAGAGCTGTTGCTCCTGATGCTTGATTTACAACTTGGTCACCATTAGTAACTGAACTTGTAAAATTTTGACCTGACTGAATTAATTTATTTGTAGCTGTTCCTGTTGTAGTTCCTGAATCTGCTTCGCCACCACCACTTGCAAGAGTTGGACTATTTGTATTTGCATTCCATGTTCCCATAAACCTAAGACCACCTGCCAAAGTATTGATCTGACTTTGTGCTTTTCCAAATGCCTGTAAAATAGAATCACTTGCTAAAATATTTGAAGCTGTAGGAGATGCTAAACCTGTTAGCACTTTTCCTGTAACAGAATCATTATCTAATGTGACTGCACCAGATACATTTGCACTTCCATTAAAGCTACTTATAGTAGCAGTCGCCTGACCAGTTAGAGAGATGTCTCTAGCAGTTTGAAGAATAGTTGCTGATGCAGAGTTCACATTAATTGAACTTGGTAAACCTATTTGTAATTGCTGATTACTTGCTGAGGTTTCTACTTCATTTGCAGTTCCAACTATTGCTAAAGTTTGTGTATTTAAAACTACTGCACCTGTTGTTCCTGAATCTGCACTAAAATCTAAATCAGAAGCAGCATCAAGAGAATCAACATAGGCAGTTGTAGCAACTTTTGTGCTGTTATCTCCTGTACTTTGTGTAGTTGCTGTAACCCCACTTGCAAGAACAGATGTCGCTGTTACATTTCCTGTTAAATCTCCTGTTACATTACCTGTAACATTGCCTGTTAAATTTCCTGTAACATTTCCCTGTAAATTTCTGTGAACTGTACTTGGTAAACTTAAATTTAATGTTTGATTTGAAGCACTTGTTGTAATCTGATTTGTAGTTCCTGTTACTGCAAATGTTTGAGCATTTAAATTTACATCCCCTGTTCCACTATCTCCACTAAAATCTAAATCACTTCCTGCATCTAAACTATCAACATATGCTTTTGTAGCAGCATCTTGATTTGCTGTTGGGTCTGTTAAACCTGATATTTTTCCTGTTACTGTAAGTCCTGTGTTTGTAGTTTCTAGCTTTTTAGATGAATTGTAATATAATTCTACTTCAGCACCTTCTACCATTCTAACCATAAAGGCATTTACTGCTGCATTATAAAATAAAACTTGACTACCTGAAACTTTTAATTGTCCTGTTCCTGTATCTTTTATAAAACTATTTGAGCCATCGTGATATATTTCTAAATCTTGTGAAGCTCCAAATCTTGCTTTTGCATTATCTGCATAATCTACATTTCCTGTTATAGATACATTTCCACTTAAAGTAGGATTTGTAACTATTCCAACTCTTAACTGATTGCCACCTGCAGAAACTACTGATGTTTCAATTTCGTTTGTAGTTCCTAATATTCTAAATTGTTCACTATTTAAATCAACATCTCCTGCAACTGCAGCATCATCTCCTGTAAAATCTAAATCTTCTGCTGTGATTTGAGCAGCTACATAACTAACAACTGCTGCACTTGTTGGAATACTTGTGTCATTGTTATTGTTTCCAATACCATCTGCAGCATCAACAAATTTTGAGATAGTTATATTTTCTCCTGTGTCTTTTAAAGAGCCAAATTCTAAAACAGAATTTACTTTAAAATCTCCTGCATTATTTATATATAAACCAGTTTGATTTCCTGAGCCATCTGTTAATTCCCTTAATGTTGCAGATATAACAGCATTGTCAATGGTCTTAATAAGACCAAAATAAGTATCTGATATTCTTGTGTTATTTAATGTCGCCATCTTGTTCTTTTTTAGTTTCTTCTATTTTTTTTAAAAATATTTTTAATTTTTTCAAATTTTTTTCCTTTGGTTTTGATTTCCATGTACTTCCTTTATAACTCATAAAACCCATCCATTAAATGTTGCATCTTGAGATGGATAAATGTCATCATTTGAGTTTGAAACATACTTGGGAAACAAACTCTGATTAAAAGCCATATAGTCAATAAACCTTCTAGAGTACCATTCAGCATTTGTTCTTGCTTTTTCCACTAGAAAATCCACCTCGTTTTTACTTACTGTTTCGCTTGTCTCACTAACATGCTTATAAACCCCTCCATTTCGTATTTGGTATGCAGCAAATGGTATATATTCTACCTGTGCAAACCAGATTAACATTGGTTGGATGTATTCTGTTAATAGTGTTTTATATTTAGCATTAGCAACCTGATCAATAGTTGGCATTTTACCCAATAATTCTTTATATAACTCAGTTCCCATGTAGTTCTGTATATGGATTTCCTGAGCAATACGAATAAATTGCATAAATTTGTTGCTATCAACATTGCCATCAATTATGCTGTTCCTTACTAAATCTGTTCTATTTATTAATAATTGTGTTGCCATAATTTATTTCTTTGGATATGCTCCACGACCAGCTAATCTGTCTGTCGCTATTTCACTTTGTCGTGTTCCTCTAGGATTTTTTATATAAGATCTAGGAATAGTTCCTGTTCTTTTATAATTATCTAGATTAGAGCTTTCATATTTACCTTTTTTTAATCTAAATAAAACTCTTTCCCAAACATGTTGGCAATAAATTCCTCCTTTTAGTTTAAAAATATCATATCTAATATTAGGTTTGTGTCTAAATTGAACATTTACACTTTCAAAATTACTTGCTCTGTCAATATCTTCTATTCTCCAAACCAAACCAGATTTTCTGTTTCCACTTAATCGCATCATTTCTTTGCAAAAATCTCTTGACTTTGATGTTGTACTATATCCTTTGCCATTTGCATATCTATATCTTATTTTATATAGTCCATTTTTGCTATCTAAGTAACTAAATGCTGACCCATCTCTCCTGCTCCCTACATTATCCTCACTTGCACCTTTAAGCCCTACAAACTCCCTTATTTTAGACAAAGTAGATTTCTTAGGTTGGATTAAATATTCTGCATAATCCTCTGCACTTATTTTTTCATCTTTCAAAACAGCGACTTCTTCGTATAATTCATCAGCAGGTCTGCCTGTTATAGCTAAACTTCCAACAACATTTTTTGCATCATCTTCACATAATTCAGTAGCTACTTGATGATTCTCACATGGCATATAATAAGTAACTCCCTCAACATCATGTTCATGGTAACCCTCACATCCTTGTTCTTTTGCTTTCTCTATAGCTTCTTCCTTAGTTTTATATACTTCCTTGCCATCAATTTTTTTAAGATCTGTGCTAAATTCATAACCTGTTTCTTCTTCAATATCTTCTTTGTCTTGTACCATTGAATCAACCTCAGTAAATTCTAATGGTTGTAATGTTGTAAAATAGAGGTTTAGGGAAATTTCATTATAAGCTAATATTTGATCAAAGCAATCAATTAATAATTCCTGAAATGGTCTGATTACAGTATTGTCCATTAATAAACTCGCTGTCTTTATTTCATCTGCATTATTTCCTAAACCTGACTGATCCTTAATTCCTAAAAGCATAGGCGATACAATTCTGTGAGCTACCATAATTTTCTTTGTAGATTCTTCACTCAAGAACTGATATTGTTGATGAGCATCTGAAAGCTGTACAGGAGTAATATCTGCTGCTGCTTCTTTGTTGTCATTAAAGGCAAGTATGAATTTACCAGCATTACTCGTGCCAGAAAATTTCTGTGCTATTTTTTGTTCTAATAATTGTCTTTCTTCTTGGTTTGGAGTACCATTGTTAAAGTTAATTAACATACTTGGTGCTAGACCATTCATGATATTGTTTAAATGATAGTTTGAAATTTCTTCTTCTAGCTCTGCATATTGTAAGCCACCTTGGTAATCAACAGGTGCATAGTAATAAAATCCTGCCTTATAAGGTTTAATGTAATAAATCTCTATTGGCTCTTTTGACATATTAAAAGCAGGTATCCTTTTTGGAACTTCATTTGGTTTTAACTTAGCCCAATCTTTATAATAATAATATGCAGGAATTTGTCCATCTTCATCTGCTTTTGCTGCTCTTAATGTCTCAACAGGTATATGTTCTAATTTAACAATCTTAGATCTGTTCTTATTATATATAACCTGAACAGAGCATTGCCCCATTAACTTCAGATCATAACATAATTTTCTAACACAATCTTTTTTAAACAAAGAAATCATCTGTGCATATTCATCTGGTTTCCTAGATGAATCAGTTGCATTTAATCCCTTACCATATATCTGCTGACTAATGCCATTTATTGCTGCATTATTTGTTGGACTTCCATTATATCTATCAATTAAAAACTGAAAATAATTATTATCAGCACCATAGTCAACCCAATCTCTATTGTTTACTTCAACAATCTCTGGAGATGTATATGTGCTTAAATTGACAAAACTATATTCAGAGTTATGTCTAACAAACTGCCCTTTTTTATTTCTTTTTAAATTTTTTCTCATGGTACTATATAATCATTGTTACCTGCATTTGTTGTCAAAAATTGACCTTTATTTATATCATAAAAATCTCCATTCTTTTGGTCAACTATTTGATCTGTGCAAAATATTCTATCTCTATAAAATACATTTTTAAAATTACTATCATCATTCCATAATTCATTCCAATTTTGCCATAAACTATAATTGGTATTCCAAAATGCATAATCAGAAAACAATTCAACATTATAAAAATGGTTTATAACTAATAATGGATTAAATGATTGTGACCATGTTATATAATTTCCTGATATTGTTGCATTTGTGATTGCAACTTCTGTTGCTACATTTGTTTGATCATCTTCATATGAAAATGTAAACTCACTAACAAATTCTCTTGGAATTACTTTTAGTGTTTGAGGTGTAGTGTTCTTTAGTACAATCATACTAATATAACGAATTTAAAATGTTAATTTGTAAAAATAAAAAAAGCACCCATATAGAGTGCTTCTTTTTTAGATTAATTAGAGTGAATTTCTAATTAGGTACGATTTGTGTATTTGAGCCTGATACTACTCCAGCATCCACAAAATATGGTGCTGTTTCTTCTAGACCTTCCATTACTAATGTAAATCCTGAAAGATCGCCTGCAGCTGCTCCTGTTACTATTGTGCCACCTGTAACCTCCATGCCATTCTCATAGCCACAAAGGAACTGATTTCCATAATAATCTTCTACAACAATCACAGGTCTTGCGACTGCAATTAATTGTAATTCATTCTTTGTTGCATTATCTAAAAATGTTAAAGTCATATTTAGAGTTTGCGTATAAAAAGTAGTTCCATTATCTCTAGAACTAGTAATAGTTGTTTCTAATGAAGAATTACCCTTTAAATCAAATTGAAACCAAGTAGGCGATCCTGAGAAAGCTGAAATGGTTTGATCAGCATCAACAGTTGCACTGACAGGAAAATCTGCCATATAAACTGTTTTTATGCCACCAAATGCTGATTTGCAAGGTACTTTTCTTCCTGTTGTTAATGCACATGCCATAGTATTATTTTTTTATTTAAAAAAAAAGGTAAGTAAGTAAAATCTCACTTACCTCTTTTTCAGGTTAATTTAATTTATTAAGAATAGTAAACTAGATCTTCAGAAATGCCATACTGCACTCCTGCTGAAAATCTCATTACAAATCTTACATTTTGCGATCCATCAATGTCTTGCATGTCTATAACTTTCACTTCGTTCATGTTATTTAGCAAGCCTGTGCCAAAGTATAAGTTGCTTCTTTGAGCAGCAAACATTTTGTCATCTGACATCCCTGGGCAAACAAATATTTTCACACCATTTACTGATAATGATCCATTGTTCCACCATTGAGTTCCCTGTGCATTCACACCATTAGCACCTAAACCATTTGCAGCAAAGCCACCTAGAGCTTGAACATAATGCTTAGCTACTGCACTTGGAATGTAGATAAATAAATCTTCTTTTCCATAAAGTGCAGATGGGATTGCATCAACAACTCTTGAAAGTTCTGCAATAACATTCCCTGCATTGATTCCACCACCAACAGCAGCTAAATCTTGACCTGCAGGAATATTTCCATCAGCAGTCATTAATGTTTCAAATCCATCATATTCTCCTGCATTTGCAGTAACACCTGTAAAGATAGTTTGTTCTGTTTTCTGAGCAACTTGATTTGCTACATGAGCAATCATAAAATCGCTAAACTTAGGAGGTAAAGTTCTACCCATACCATAGCCCATACTTTGAGCTTCCCAATCATTAATAAAATCTTTCTTACATAATTGAAGGTTTACTTGTAACTCCTCTGGCTGAATTATTCTTTCAGTTAGAGTAACACTTGAGTTTGGATTAAAGTCACAGCTAGCATCTGATACTACTGCACCTGTATCCAATCTTTTAATCACTTCTTTGTAAGCAATATTTGGTTTTACTGTTAGACCTCCATCATCAATAGTGGAAGCACTTAATAAAGCTGCAGCTATGTACTCACCTGCAAACTCGCCTGCATAGGTCGTAGTTATGTTAGTTGCAGTTGCTAATTCAATTTTTCTATTATTCATTTTATTTAATTTTTAAATTTTTAATTTATTACGCTTCAAATGCCCATATTCCCTGAGATCCACAAATTGCCCACTCAGTTGCACTTACTGCACATAATTCAACCCAATCTCCTTTTTTAGAAGTTCCTGCTGTATTAACAATGTGCTTTCCATTTGCACCAGCACCATTACTTGCTGCTGAAACTACTGTATCAGCTAAAGTAAATGACCCTATGATTTTATTATTTGCATGAGGGTCTAGTGTTAAACCATGAGTTCCTCCTGTTCCTAAATTTCTAAATCTGTAAGTCAGACCTACATAATTGGAATTTAATTCTGGTAGAGTATGCGTATGCGATCCTCCACTTGAATTTTGATCTGCACCTGCATCTGATACTGAAATAGCTTTGTTACCTACTAAAGAATCCTGAACAGGTCTGTTTCTGTTTACATCATTTGATGAATATTTGTATGTGCTCATTTTTAATTATTTATTTTGTTATTTAATTTATTTAAAACTCTATCTAAAGTTGTTTTTAATTGTCCTTTAGCGAAAACTTGTTGTTTAATTTCTCCAAAAGATGCTTCAGGGCTATGTTTGATTGGCTCTACAGCAGCTTCAGATAATTCTTCCTTTGAAAATTCTTCTTTAATTGTTCTGGATTTAGGTTGTCTATTGATTTCATTTTCCATTTCAACTTCTTCTTCTTCTTCCATTTTGTTTTCCTTATCTCTTTTTAGATCTGCAATAGCATCTTCAAGGTTTTTAATCCTTTTCTCCATGCCTTTCCAATCGCCAACTGCAGCTTCTTCATCCATTTCTTCTTCATCTTTCTTTTCTTCTAAATCTTCTGTTTCTTCTTTTTCTTTTTCTGCATCTTCTTTTTGTGGTACATCATCAGATGGTTGTCTCATATCAGCAATAATGCCTTCTTCTTCAACAACCAACAATCTACCATCTTCTAAAATATACTCGCCAACAGGCATAGCAACTTTTTCATCATCTGTTTTAATAAATATCTCTTTTCCTTTTTCAAAAGAGTCAGCTTCTATAAGTGTGCCATTTTCTAACTTCTGCTCTTCAAGTTTTACTTCAAGATTCAAAAGTGTTTTTATTTGATTTATCATTTCTTGATTTTTCATAATATATAGTATAACGATTTTAATTTTTAATTTTGCATTTTTAACTTATTTTGGTAACTACACCAATCCCCTGATTCATGATGTCCTGATTACAGCACTCTCTAGAATAGGTTAATTTATTTTTACATAAACATGCTCTAGTTGATCCTCTTGGACTACTTCTAGCAGGAATATAATTTGTAATTTTTCTGTTCACTACCTTAGATTTTCAAGATTAAAAAGTTCATCTTGTAATCCTTTTCCAACAAAATATCCATTTCCTCTGACTTCTTTAAACTCTTTATATCCCTCAATATTATCTGGTGAAACTCCTAATTCTTTAGCTGCTGCTTCTGTTTTTTGTAATAAATCTTTTCCTGCATCAGTTAATTTGTAAATTTCTGACATTAAAGATTCAGCAGGTTTTCCCATATCTTCAAGTTTATCAATTTGAGTTTGTACTTTTTCATATGAAGTTTCCATTTTTGATCTCATTGATTCTCCTTTTTTCATTAATCCTCTTAATGAATTTAAAGATTTTTTTATATCTCCTGCTAATGACAATTCAATCTTTTCAGCTTTTGCTAATTCTGTTTTATCCTTTGGTAGTTTAGAAACTATCTTATTAAATTTTTCTGGTGTAATCATGATTGTAATATTTCTTTTATTTTATTAATTAATTTTTCATCTTTTGATAATCCTACTGAATCTTTTGGTCTTTCCATTTTATCAGCGAAGTAACCCTCTATTGAGAAGCCTTTGACTTTTCCTGTTTTTACATATTCATTCCAGACCTCATCATTATTTACTTTGACTGAGCCCATCCATGTACCAACAGGCACATTCATGCCATATTTTCTAGATTTGTCAAACTTTGCATCCTCAACTATCCATGATTCTACCAATGTCAAACCATTCAAAGAATGTTGATGTTCTAAAGTTGAATTATTTTGATTTCCATTTTTGAGATATAATTGAGATGCTTTCTCAACTGTATCTTTTGAGAAATAAATATAATAATCATCTTGATCATCTGAGTTTCTGAAAATAGGTTTATTAGGGATTAATAAAGCTCCCATTAATATTTTCTTTTCCTTATTTATTTCTGCTAATTTAATTTCATCAGCTTTTAAAGCGACAAAATCTGCTTCAATAGCAGGTGATTCTACAATACTTATTGCTTCAATCCCTGCCATTTCTTGATCTTCATCAAGCACTAATTCTACTATTCTCATAATATTATAACGAATTTAATTTTTGTTTTTGTATTTATAAACTTGCACCATCAACTATGTTTCTATCTAAACTCTGAGCAGTCGTTACATCATTAGCGACTACAAAAGCCTGAATAGGTTGTTGATTTTGTTGACCTATAGCATCTGCTATTTGATTCACACCTGTTGCACCAACTGATGTTAGGTCTGGTGGAGTTGATACAGCACTTGCAACTGCAGCCTGTGGAGTTGGAATAGTTGTGCTACCTCCTGCTGCTCCAGATACTTTAGATGTTGCTTGTTTTGTTGCATTAACTGCAGCTTTAACTGTACTTATAATTCCAATTCCTGTTGTAATTGCAGCTAATATAAATGGAACATTAAATGGTGGAGGTGCTGTGTTTGCTGCCTTAGCAGTTGATCCTGCAATATCTGTTCCTGCATTTGCTCCTTTAACATTTGATTCTATGAGAGCATTTTTTGCTTTCATAATCAATGCCTTAGCATCCATTATTTGTTCTTTTAATATTAATGCTTGTTTTGCTATAAAAGCAACTTTTCCTAATTTACTCTCTGCTCCTGCTATTCCAATAATAGCATTTAAAGTATTTTCTTTGTCCTTTCTTTTCTTTTCTTCTAATGCTGCTTCTGCATCTGCAATTTCTGTTTTTCTTTCTAGATTTGTTCTTTCTGATTCAGCATTAAATTCATCTAGAGCAATTTGAGCATCTATTTTTGCCTGAGTACCTTCATTAGCTTCATCAATAATTCTTTGTAATCTTGCAGCTTGAAGTTCTTGTTCTTCCAAATCAATTTCCTGCATTCTTTCTAATCTTAAAACATCATCCTGAATTTGTTCTGCATTTAATCTCTTTTTTTCTACAGCTAAATTTGTTTCACTTTCTAATTTAGAATTTGTTAACTCAATTTTTTCTTTGTCTAATGCTAAATCATTTGCTTTAAATTCTGATTCAAATCCTGCTATGGTAGCTTTAACTGCAGCCAACTCATTCTCTGCTTCTATCTGTGCTTTTTTAAACTCAATATTATCTTTGTCTTTTTTTAATTGAGCATTAGCTGAATCCAAAGCAATTTGAGCATTAGCTAACATCAATTTTTGTTGTTTTTGTAGATTATCTCTTAAATCATTATTGGCTTGTATTCTATCATCTATGCTGTTTCTTTCTTCATCTCTGACTTGTCTTAGTTTTTCATTCTGAAAATCAAACTGTTCTAATAATCCCTGATTTCTGGCTGCAGCTAGTTCTGCACTATTTGCTAATTCAACATTTGCTGCTGCTGTTTTTATAACTTGTTTTCCATATTCTGTAACAGTCTTAGCCACTTCATCAAAACTATTATCAACACCTGTAAAGACATCTACTGTTTGCTTACCTGCCATTTTAGCATCTTCCAATGCACCTGAAAAATCTCCCTGAAATACTTTTTTAATTGCTGATCCTAAAAATCCTAAAACTTCTAATGCTTGATTAAATCTATCTATTATTCCCTGTTTGATTGCAGCTTTTAATTTACTAATACTGCCCAATGGGTCTTGGAACATGGCTTTCATAAAATCTGTGACTACCCCTACATTGTCTAATAAGAAATTTACTAGGTCAGTAAACACAATAGAAACTGCTTCTGTTCCTATTTTAAATAAATTAACTACATTCTGATTTTCTTTTAATACATCTCCAAACTTTTGCAAAACTTTCATACCTAAAGCAAATATTCCACCTGCTGTGAAAATACTAAAAGCACCTTTTAATAAACCTCCTAATTTACTCGTACTCTTTCCTGAATCATCTGCTCCTTTTTTTAAGGAATCAAAAGCATCCATAGTTAGTTTATTCTGATCAGCTAGATTTTTATTTAATTCAACGAACTGCTTATTCAGTTGATCCATACTTTTATCAGCTTGTTTAGTATCTGTATTTAATTTTAAATCTATCGTTTCCATTTTATTTCTGTTTTAAATTGTTTCCATCCCTCTTTCATATTAGTGGGTAGTTTATTTTTGCCCTGAGCAATTTTTATATTCTCAGTTTCTCCTTTTGCTATTTTCAATGCTCCTATTATTATTCTAATCATCAGACCACATTTAATAGTTCAATACTACTTTTCCCATTTATTAGATTTGTAGTAAGTTGGTTAATAATATATTCTTCTTGTCCAATTTTTACCCTGTCATTTAATTCTAAATTATAAATAATTTTTAAAGGTAAATAAGCATCAACTTTTGTAATTCTTCTTGCATTATCAAATACATCACTTATATAATTAACATAATAATCATCAAACAAAGTATCTGTAAATAAACTATTGTCTGTATATTCATTTGTTTCAACTTGAAAATGTATATTCACTTTTGATGATGATGGATTTAAACTTAAACTATTAGAAGGAATTATATAATTTGTTAATTGAGTTTTTGTGCCATTATCATTTCCAAAAGATATTGATGTTGCACTTGTTTGTTTTATAGCATAAAATACTAAAGGCAATCCAATAAATGAATCTCTATTCTCATTAACTGACCACCCCCATTGTATGTCTGTTGATCCTCCTCCTGTTGCATCAACCAATCTTTCATATTGCATATGCTCAAAAGGAACTACAACTTTGTAACTATCGCCTGGCGCATCATACTTTGCATTTTCTAAACTATAAGTTATTGCTCCCCATCCAGAGTTTTCTAATTGTTGAAATTGCTTTGCTAAAAATGTTCCTACTCCTTTATAACCAAAATCTATTTCTTTAAAGGGTAAAGCAACATTTACCTGACTTTTATTAACATCAATATATTTATCTAATTCCCAAGCCTCTGTTCCAACAACAACTCCTTTTCCTGTGTTATAAAAACTATCTAAAGTTTTAACAACAATAGTTCCTGCATCATTTACAAAAGCTGTTAAATTAAACATCTTAAAAACAGCAGTTAAAAAATCTATAATTTTCATTTTTGGTATTTGCTGTGTTATAACAAATTCAAATATTGTATTAGTTGTAAATGTTGATGTGTTTCTCCATGTATCAGTCCATCCAGGCGAAATTATTTCTCCTCCAAAATATCCATTTATTTCCCATTTTATTCCTGTTAAAGAACTGAAAGATAAAGTTGTTGCTGAAGCAATTTGAACTGTGAATGTTCCTGCTGTTAAACTAAAATCAGATTCAGTTAATAATTGATTGTTTGAAACATTGACTTTTTGATAATATAAACTTCCATTTCTAAAAACTCTAATATTGTAAACTGTACTTGTATTGCTAGGAAAAAAACTTAGAGTATGCCCTAAAATACTATTAGGATATGTGACTAAATCTCCTGTAATAATTATTCCTCCATTTTGTTGAGATGTTTCTCCATCTGATCCTGCTAATAAACTCCAAAGAGGTATTTGTCTATATTGCAAACTAACTTGAGTTGCAGGTTCTACATCTCCCTTTTTTCTGTGTAACCACATATAGAGATTTTGCCATGCTGTGTTATTTACATCATTAAAAAAATCATTTGAAAAAACTAAATCACTAGAGTATCCATTAGCAATAGTATATTTACTTTCTATAGCATCAATAATAACTTGCAATCTTAAAGCAAATTTTAACTGCTTCCAATAAACCTGATTATTAGAACTAGAATTTACCCAATATAAATTTCCATTTCCTGTTGTTCCAGAATCAAAATATAATTGATCTGTATGAGTTATTAATGGAGTTATAAGTGCATTTCCAATAGTTCCCTGTAAAGCTGTTCTAATTTCAGAATCTGTATAATTAACATTGTGAGTATTCAGACCTGTCAAATCTTGCAATTCATCATCTTCTAATAAATCTTTGAGGTTAACAGTTTCTCCAAAAAATGTAATTTTATAAGCATATATTTTATTATTTTTTAATTCAGTTCCTTCTAATCTAATAGTTCCTTTTTTAAATGGAATATTATTTAATTCTATTTTTGCCCTTCTTTTCCTTCTAGCATCAAACCCATTATCAATGTTAAAATTATTATAATGCTGAAATACTATATTATTTGTTTTAGAAGCTGGTAAAGTAAATGTTTTACTAAACTCAGTAAATATCTTAGCAATATCTCTGACATTCTGAATTGTTTGAGTTATGCTTACAGATTCATCTTTAAATAAATCAATCCTCTGATATGTAGGATTAGTATTTAATGGAGTAGTATCAATGTATAATTGTAGTGTCTGCATTATCTAACATTGTTTATATAATCAGCAGCTAATTCAAACTCCATTGAATATTCAATTAATCTATCATTCAATTTTGTTTTCTTTCTAAATGAAGATGTTTTAATTGTTACAGGTGTAACTACATCATTGTTAGGGTCAGTTTGTGAGTCATCTGAAATCCAGATTTGTTCTGATAATAATAATTGCTCAAACCATGCATTAGTCCATTCAGGATAATAACCTGAACTCAAATTTAAACTCTGATTTGCTGTCGTGTTAAAAGCAGTAATCATATGATCTGTACTATCATAACTTCCTGCTGCTGTTAATATGCTTCTTTTATAAGTTTCTGATTTTTTATTTATTGTTTCTGTATCTTTCAAGAAAAACCACAATTCTTGTATCACTCCATATTTATTCACAAATCTAACTTTATGACCAAATCCATATTTAGTGCAATCTATTCTAACAATGTTTAATTGTATTCCTGCATTTGTTCCTGAAGCAACTGTGCTTTGAGCACCAAATTTATAATATTCAGCTAACCCATTTGATTTAATCAATGGCACATAACCCTGATATCCTGTTGGATAATAAACATAATATTTATCTGTTGTGCCTGTAAAATCAGGATCAAAATCAATAAGCCAAGTTGGTACAGATGGAACAACTGTTGGGTTTGCACCTTCTAAAAATGTTCCATATCCATCATAACCTGTGTCAGTAAATGCTGCTGAATTTAAAGCTGATCCACTTCCATCAGTTGAAGCATAGGAACTCAAAGCTATAACAATAGATATTGTTGGACTACTTGGTGTAGCTGAATATTGAATATCAATATAATCTCTGCACAATTCTGCTACTTCAAAAGTAACTACTTGACTTCCTGAGCATTGTTTAACTATTGTATATCTTAATGTGCCATCAATAGTGATTGTCATCTTAGCACTATTTGCATTAGCATGTGATGTAAATGATTTATATTGTGGGCTTCTTAGTACTATATTTGCCATGTCTTATTTTTTTATTCCTAATATTAATTGTCTTTCCACATCTATTGCAAATGCTTCTAATATTTCGCTAGGTAATTTTTTAAACTCTTTTCTAAATGCTTTTGAGAAAAACTGAGTTGGTTTTAATCCCTGAGCAAATATTCTTTTTTGCAACCAGAATCCTATTGTTCTATAATTTCCTTTTTTAAATCTTCCCTGATCATCTCTAAATCTTACATTCTTTTTTTTACCCCATTCCATTAAAGGTTGCATAGGTGGTTTTTTTGATGAATAAGAAAATTTATTTTTTATTCCATTTGGTCCTGTAAAGATAGAGTTTGTTGATCTACCTTTTTGTCTGCCTTTATATTTGATCCCTGCTTTAACTCTTTTTCCCCCCTGTCTTTTATAATGATAAGTTGTAGCTAAACTAGGTTTTGCACCCCAAACACCTGCATCCTGAAATTTACCATAATCTTCCATGATAAAATCTAATAAAAAAGCATTTTGTTCTGGGGTTAATTTATACTTTAAAGAATTAAATAAATTCCCATCATCTATTTTATTTTTTTTTAGATTAACCTTTGCTGATGCTATTACTGCTTCTCCAAACTTTTCTAATGCTTCTTTGACCTCTTTAAATTCCATTAGCAAATTGTTATATCATTATATATTATTATATCTAAATCAGCAGTCCATCCTGCTAATTCATTTTCAAATCTATCATAAAAAGGTGTGCAAGTAGGATCTCCAACTAATTGATATTTATCTCTATGCAAATCTCCTTTTCTCAGTGTCATGATCAATTTATTTAAAACAGCTAATTGAGTATTCAATATATCTTGCTCCTCATTGTTACCAATAAAAATATCTGTTGTTTCTTCCTTTCTTCTACTTACAATATCCATTGCTAAAATTGAAATACTAAATGTTAAAGTATTTTCTGAATCTGATACGCTATTTATAATTATATGACTAAGAGGAAATATGTCTTGTTTTTGTAAATTGACATTGCTTAAATTTCCTGTTGTAACTGTATTAACATCAACATTATCTAACAAAGCATTTTTGATAGTTTCTGTTAATTGATAAAAACCTCTTATTCCCTGATTACTCATTTTTTATATTTCTTTTTTATTTCATTAGCTTCTAGCTCATTTTTTTCTTTCATATATTCTAACATCATAAAACATTCATGAGCACTTAACTTAGTGATATGTTCAAATCTTCTAATATCTCCTGTAGCGAGTGAGAAAATTGCTTGATACCATCCCCATTTAGCATTAAATCCTGCTTTTGCTGTGAGGGTATTTTCTTCATTTCCTCCTTCAAATAGCGATTCATAACTACTGACAAGTCCTTTCCTAAATGATAGAAAAAAAAAACTGAGGAAATAACAGCATCCAAAGGCATCTCTAATAATCTGTCTTTTGTATCAACATTATATTCCTCTATGCTATATCTATTTCCTTTATTCTCAGTAATTGGTCTATATAATACATTCATTGCTGTATGAATATTCTCCCAATCTCCTAAATAGGTGTCTAGGTCAATATATTCTCCAAAACTTAATTCATCTAGATCAGGAATAAAACCATATTCAACTCCATTTAGCCAGAATTTAGTAACTAAATCTGGTTTTTCAGTAAACATTTCTCCTAATATTGAAGTCACTCTATCTGCATCAGCAAACTTAATTTTTAATACATTTTCATGACTGACCTCACAAAAGATTTCAATCATTTTAATCTGTAAAAATCTTTCATCTGCATCTTTAACATTTAATTTCACAAATTTCTGATATTTTTTCAGAGTAATTTCTGATAATTTATTTGGTATATTTAATCTCGCTTTCATATTGTATAATAGTATAACGAAATTTACGCAGAATTTTTCTAAAAAAAAAGGAGGCAAAGATCCTTAGACCTTTAAACCTCCTATCCAAACCACAATATCACTAGATTTTGGCTAAATACTTTTCATCTAGTAAATATTATAGATGGTATTCGTTATTCTCAACATCTTCCATCATTGCATCTTCTATTGATTCTATAATTGAATTAGATAATATATGTTGAACATCTGGATTTTGTTTGCAAAACAATTCTTTCCCATCCTCTGTTGTATATGAAACTAATCTAATTTCATAATACTCTACTTTATCAGGATCAGGGGGTTGCATCCAATCTCCAGAAAATGTAGATTTCTCATATATATAATAAACCTCAAAAACATATTCATCATATTCGTAAATAAAACTATAATTCATATTCTTGATTTTTTTCTGTTGATTTTCTGAGTTCTAATAATGCTTTATTCTTCTTATATCTTTCATCAGAAAAAGCACTTTTATAATTAATCTTATCTTCTTGCAATCTAATAACATATAAAGTAACCTCCACTAATGCCTTAGACATTTTCTTTAATTCTGGATTATCTGGTTTGAGATCAATCCACTTTTTAAGCTGTCCTGATAATAATAGCATATTACTATAATATTTTAAATCCTGTAAGTTTTCTATTTTATCCATAATACTAAATTATCATTTAATTAAATCTAAGTCAAGCTGATCAGCAACATAATTAATATGTTTTTGAGTTGTCTGTGACCAATATCCTATTTGAAATAATTTATCTCCTGCAATCATAGCAACATGAGTGTTATAAGACCAGACCTCATTTCCTCTAATTGATAGGTTTTGTTTATACTTATCTAATGTGTAGATATTATTGGATGTTTGTGAGTATACTTTTTGCATTATATAATTTGTTTTGTAGTTTATTAAATTCTTCTTTTGAACTAGCATATCTCATAGCTAATTCTATTATTCTGATTTCATCTTTAAGATCATCAGCTTGTGTTCTTATTTTCATATTTCTTTTTTATCATTAACTAATAATTTAACCCAGTTATGTTCTGGCTCAAATGGAACATCCCACATTCTGCCTGTCATCTCAAATTCATAAGGAGGTGCATAAGGATCTTCTTGCCAATCAACATTTACATATTTATCCTTAAATTTTTCAATGGCTTCTTCTTTTGAATTTGCCCATAAAGTAATACTTGTTTTTACTTCAATTTCAAAATATTTTCTTTTATCTATATCACTCATAACTTATAAAAATTATTAATTGTTTCTGTTTTTGTTAAACCTAATTCTTTATTTAATTTTCTTTGTTCTTTAGTATCTAAATATTTTCTAGATACTGGTTGTTGCCAATCAAAATTAGAACATATAACCCTGTCATGCTCTAACCAGTTTTTACTAAACTTGACTGCTAAATCATTTAAAGTATTATCTATAATAAAATCTTTTACTGGCTTCCAAACTAAAGACAATTCATTATTCATATCAGCCATTGCGATTTCAAATACTTTTCTAGTGTTAGGTTTCTGATTCATATGTTAAATATAACAATTCTTAGGTTATAAACAAAAAATTTAATAAATATTTTAGATCTAACAGGAATTTGCAACTTCATTCTGCTAGACCTATGGCTCACATATCAGCTTGTTATGTATTATAGCTAATTAACAAAACAAACTTTTTGCCTTTAGTTGCGAGGGCAAGATTTGAACTTGCGACCTTTGGGTTATGAGCCCAACGAGCTGACCAGACTGCTCCACCTCGCTAATCTTTTATCCTCTTTTACTTAAAACCTTATCCCATTCAGCTTTTATACTTTCAGAATATACCTGTCTGCAATGATCTTCAATTTCTCTTTTTTCTGTATGAGGAATATCTAGACCATTTATATAATCAAACTTTTCAACTATTGATAAACAATAACTATTTGCATAATGATTATATTCTCCTTCTTCATTGTGGATTTGATAATTTCCCTCTGCAACTTCTGTGAGGAAATTTCTAATTTGAAATATGTCTAAAACTATTTCTGCATCTTGACCTGTTACTATTTTTCGCATGTCAATTTTATTATTTGTAATATACTTATTGAACACTTATAATTTTTAAATTCTTTACAAACATAACACAATATAAGTTATAAACAAAATATTTAATAACTTTTTTTATTGAATAGCATATTTCCCAAAATTTGGTCTAGATAATATGGAGTAAGTCGCATATCTACATGGATCAATAATATGGTTATGCAAATCCTCTGCTATATTAATTAGCTTTCCAGATTTATCTTCTTTCCATTTATAATTCCTAAATTCCTGAATTGCATTATTAGAATTACTTGTAATATGAATCTTATATCTTTTCAATAAATCTATGCCTGCATTTACAGAATCTCTGCCTTTTATACTCCCATGAATATTATGCCCCATTCTTCTCAATTCAGAAATTAATCTTGGCTCTGAGCTGTCTGCATAAATAGGATGTGAACTCAAATTCTCAGATCTTAAAAACTGATTAATATCATTTGTTGTCATTTGTGTTCTATATAGATGCTCATGAATATAAAGATTATGGTCTAATGTATAAACAGAAACCAAAGTTGTAGGGTCATGGGTATATCCAAAGTCCATTCCATATGCTATTAATTTAGCTTCATCAGGAACTTTATTAATCTCAACATATCTAAAGATAGTTCTTCTAGAACTTGACCTTTCTCCTAATCCATATATTTGCCAATATTGTTCATCTGTATCTTTTAATCTTTCTATTTCTTCTCTAATTGAATCTTCTAAAAAAGGATTATCTAAATATGTAGTTTTATAAAACTCGCAATCTTTTCTTGGTATGACCTTATCATATATCCAATGATATTCATCAGATGGATTAAAATCAATTATTATTTTTTCCTGAGTTCTAAATATAAGCTGTTGCCAATCCTCCCAATATAATTCATTCGCTTCGTTAATAAAAAGCAAATCCCTTTTTCGCCCTCTGATTTTCTGGCTCTGATCTAAGCTAGTAAATTCAACTAAATTCCCAAATAGATTATATTCTGAATTAGATTTATTATGATATTCCTCTCTATATATTTGATGACTTCTAAGGATATGAAGAAAATCCCTAAGAACTGTTGCTCTTAAACTTGGAAATGTTTTTCTGCATATAGTGACAATCTTTCCAGAATTATTAGTGCAATATTTAAAAATGATATATAAAAGAATATTATAAGTTTTGCCTGATCTAGTTCCTCCCTGCTCAACTATAATTTTTGATTCACTATTCTCTAGATGCTTATAAACAATATTAGTCTGTATCTTCTGTTTTATCAATTATCTCAATTTGAAAGTTAGTAGGCATTCCATCAGCTCCTGTAATCTCCTGTCTTTCTATATAACCTCTTTTTTTGCCTTTGGTCTTTAAATAGAAAATTGTCGCTGTTGTTGAATTATCTGCTATCTGTCTATGTAATTGACTTTCTACAAAATCTAATGCGATATTATCAATGTCCTGAACTTTCTGAGCAAAATCATCATCTTCTTTCATCCACTTATAAAAAGTGCTTCTAGGTATATCTGCTTTCTTGCAAGCCATATTGACAACCCCTAAACTCTGCTCTAATGCTTTTAAAACTGATTCCTTTTTTATGTGTCTACTTTTGTCCATTATAGATTTAATTTTATTGTAAATTCATTTGCTTTTCTTTTGACCTGAGAAATCATTGATGGATATAATTTAATCAAATCTTTAATCGCTTTTCTTTCTATTTGAATTGTCCTATAATCTTTGCAACCTCCATCCTGAGTCCAATGATCATTCTCCCAATGTAAATATCTAATTCCTAAAATTCCCCCTTTGTCTTTTATATGTCTAAGGCAAATTTCATAATCTTCTTTAACTACAAAATTTTCATCAAAATAATATTCTCCATCATTTATAATTCCCATGAGAGATGCAGTAACATATGTTCTGGTTAATATAGGTTTATAGGGGTATGATCCTCTAGGGCTTGATTCTGTTCTTGTTCCCCAAATCTTATATCCCATTTGCTCACATAAATCAAAATATTTTAAAAATTCTTCCATCCAAAAACCCTGATCTTTTATTTGTACTTTTCTAGTATTTCTTTTATCTAAAAAATTATAACCAACATTCTTAGCATCATCATCAATCATAACTACCCATTTCTCTTTGCTATTTTTTAAAATCCAATTTCTAGTAGGTGTAATCCCTCTCACTTCTTTTGGAATGCAAACTATATTTTTAACTAATCCTTTATATTGATGATATTCACTTTCAGGAATAAAAAAAGTAGCATCAGGTAATATTTTATTAGTGCTAGTTAATCCTGCTCTGCTTTTACTTGGTACTGCTATTAACATTTAATCTTTTTTTAAATTCATCCCAATATAAAACTCTTTCTAAACTTACAGCATCAAATCCACTTCCTTTTTTATAACCTCCTCGCCTGACCATTTTTAATTTTAATATTTCTTTTAACTCCTCCCAATCTACTGAATTTGGCTCAGCCATAATTAATATATATTCTTTTGGTGGAACTAATTGAACTGACTGAGGTAATTCAATTTCATCATCATCTTCTAAATTATCTATCTGATCATTTATTGGAAGGTCTAAACCCCAATCTTCTAAGAGATCAACATCCCATTCATTTGCTAATATATCCCAATCCCAATCTCCAAAAGATGAATTGTCTTTTATTATAAATTCTTTTTTCTGATCCTCTGTCAAATCATCTGCCTGTATAACATATATTTCCTTTAGTCCTGATTCTATACAAGCTTTGTATCTCATATTTCCCCCTAGAATTATATTGTTTTCATCTACAACAATTGGTCTAAGTTTTAACATTTCTGGAAAATCTTTTATTGACTTTACTAACTTATCAAATTTAGCACCCTTTATAAATCTAGGATTTTCAGGATTCATTTTTATTTTATGTGTTTTAACTTTTACAGGTTTCATATTATTATAACGAGTTTTGGCAATCATTTAACTTAGATTCTAATAATTTACATTTATTTTCTAAATAGTGAACTCTATCAATCTGATCTAGATTTAATTTACTTCTAAATGTAAAAAGTTTTTCTATCTCATTTAATTTCTTATTTGTCTTTTTATACATTTTATAATTATTAACTGAGTGAATGCAAGTAGCATGGGTCATTGTTTTATTATTTTCTGCAAAAAATTTAGCAATTAAAGTCCACCTCATATTTAATTTTTCTCTTAATAAATAACAAAGTAATGATCTAAATTCTATTTGATTTTTTCTTCTATTATTTTCAAAAATATTAACTCCAGATTCTTTAATAATTCTTTTAGCAATTTGTATAGGTTTTAAATTCTTCATGTTCTTAATTTTAACAGGTTATAGCACTCAATATATTTTAATTTGGCTTTACCTTTGTACTCTGTAATAAATAACTCATACAGCTTTTTTGTGTATTGATATTTAGTTGTGCAATTTATAAAATATTTTTCAGCAAACTTTTTGCCCTTACCTTTAAAGTAATTGACATTGTCAGCTACATCTCCAACTATGCATTGCTCATAAAAATTATATAGAGCATCTGATTCACTAATGTCTAAAATTACTTTATGCTTATAATGATAATTGTAAAGTAAACATGGAAACTGCTTATAATCCTTATCAATACTTACAATCATGACTTCATCTCTACCAAATTCATCACTTAATTTTTTCCAATATCTAGCAACCAAATCATCTGTCTCCATTCCAAAGCAATATTTACTATCATAATTATCTTTTACATATTGATGCATAGGGTGTAATAATGGTGGAAGAACTTGTTTCTTTCTATTAGCTTTATAATCAGGTGTTAGCTGTTTTCTAAAATTTCCTTTTGATCCATTGAATGTAACAATAGAATCAATTGTATATAATTCTTCCAAATCATTTACAATCTTCATATATTGTTCATTAAATTTGTTTATACTATCCTCCATGTTAGTATAAAAATTATCTGGATATAAATGATAGTTAGTATCATTCTTTGACCTATAGCAACTAGCAAAGATCAAGCTGTCTGCATCTATTAATAAAATCATTTCTTTGTTATTATAATAAATATGATGGTTATTATCAAGCCAACTAAAGACCATCCCAACATTTTATTATTAGTTTCTCTTTGTTTTGGAGGTCTGCCTTGAGCACTTCTATATTGTCTTTCTTTTTTTATTTTCAAATCTTTTAATTTACTTTCTTTTTTTTCAAATCCAATTTCATAAAAATAATTTTCATTAAGATATGTTAGGTAATTCTTTTTTTTCATAAACTGAGTATCCCTGTTCTTGTAAAAATTTAATAGCTTCTTCTATCTTTTTTTTATTTACTCTATAATGATTAAATATTTGATTCTCAAAAGCATTGTGATTATGTTTCATCTTTTATATTTTTTTAATTCTTTTAATTCATCTAAGATATTTCCTAAATAATAATCCTGCATTTTCTGATTTTCTTTTACAACCTGACTTATAATAAATGGAAGATCCTTAAAAAATTCATCAACATTAATGACCAGATGTTTCTCATTTCCACTTTCCCAATCTCCATGATCAATATGTAATTCTCCATCTCCAACCCAAACATTGTTAGAGTGATGCAGATAATGATTCTTTTTAGCAGATTCTAATCTTTCTTTTAAGTTCTTAATTTGTTCTTTTTGTGTCATAATTTTCTAGGTATTTTAATTGATTTAATATCTTGACTATCTATCAGAGTTAGCACATCTTTACTCCCTGATCTATTATATAATTTATAAAGAGGAAAATGATTAACATAAACCTTTTCAACTCTATCTTTTAATAGTTGAACTAAATCTTCTCTCCATACAAATAGCCATTGAGTTTTTTGTTTAAAAGCAATATAATGAGCTTTTCCAAATGCCCATCCATCAAATCCATATGGGTTTTTTATTTCAATCCATAAATATTTGTCATTTTTAGGTTGACCTCTTTTTAAACTTTTTCTGTCTTTTATATCTGTAGTTATTTGAGTTTCTACAGCTTTAGTAATGAAGGAAATTTTACCATCAATGTGATCGTATTTATTTTCATTGAGGGTAACAGATTCAAATTCTAGATCCTTTAAATCTTGTTGTTCAATAGGATTGTATCGTTTAATTAATTCTTCTGATAATTTTCTATTATATTCATTCACATAACAAACATAATAAAAAAAAAGATATAAACAAAAAGTTTATAAACCTTCTTTGTAAATATTATTTAAATCTGTAATCCATCTTTTAATTTCTCTAGGATTACAGGTGCAGGGTTTATAAAAACTATGCTTTTTATATCTGCTGTGCAAGTCGCATACCAATTCAAACTCCCTACCAGATATTGTTGACCTAGTGGAATCTCTAAACTTTGACCATTTTTCATAATCTTTTTTATTAAATTTTACCATCTTTTTATCTTAATATTATTTAATGCTTTCTGTCTATCATCACATCCACAATCTTCATATCCTAATTTATTAGCTATCCATTTTGAAATTCTTTTGCCCTGACCTAATGTTAAGACCTTAATAATAAAAGCAATCAGATCTCCAATTTTAATTCTATAATAATCATTTTTCATAATAATTTTTTCAATCTTTCTTTCACTTTTGTATAAGTATTATAAAGTGAATAATATGGAATATGAGTTTTTCTGGATAGCGAAGCAATGCTTTCTCCTCCATTTATTAATTCAAATATTCTTTTGTCATACCAATACATTTTGTCTAATTCTTTTTGAATTGCTTTATATGTTCCTAAATAATCTGGATCATCACTTTTATTTTTTATATTTTCTAGACCTTCAATATAAATATTTTTTTTCTTTCTTGTTAAATCTATAAACAAGCTGTTTAGTGTTCTAAATATATAATAATAATTTATTTCAGTTTCATTATATCTAATATCTAATCCTTTTTGTACTTTGATTATTATTTTAACATACATCTCCTGCACCAGATCTTCAGCTATTGTATCATTGCAACCAAATGATTTCACGATTTTAATCCATGTCTTGTGTTTATCATAAAGCTGTTCAATATCTTTTTTCATTTTCTTTTAATGGGTCATATAAATCCCCAACTATCTCAGGCAAACCTAAATCATTTATTTTAAAACTAAATGTTTCAAAAGCATATCCCCTGCTTCTTTTACATTTTACTGTTATCCATTCTTTATTTACTGTATTTGCTTCTAACTCAATTTGAGTTTCACATTTTTTTTCTAAGAAAGATCCTAAATGCCCTGTGGGTTTAGAACTTCCATAATTTGAATGTATTACAGTAATGATATGGCATTCGTAAATTGAACTCCATTCCATTAATTTCTGAACACAAGCATTTGATTCTTCTAAATTGTTAACATCTCCAACCAAATCAGCTATGCCATCAATAATAATCAATCCTGTATTCATGATTTTATCTTTTAACAAATACTCAATAAAATCTATTCTCTGCTTATATCCAATTTGCCTTAATGCATATGTATAATAACATTGTGACCCATCCAGATCTGACATATCAATTGCTCGTTTAAATACTCTCTGAGCATGCCATGTTCCCTGTTCTGTATCTATATGTAAAAGACATTGATCTTTTCTATGTCCTTTAATATCTCCTCCAAAATGATTTGATCCTGAAAGATATACACTGCTTAGCAAAGATATAAAAAATGTTTTCTTTGTCTTTGGTGGGCTTTGTACGAAGGAAAAATTACCATATGTGCCAATTGGTATGGGTAACATTTGACCACCATCTTTAGTTTGTATATATTTTTTTCCTAATGATAATGCGACAGGTGGGTAATCTATTTTTTCAGAATTATCAACTAGACATTCTGCCTCAATTTTTTCCATGAGGTTATTCTTGTATGTTTTGTTTTGCATATTTAAAGATAAAAAAAAAGCAGAGGAATAGAAGTACAATCTTAAACTTTTCCCCTGCTGATTATAAAAGTATAAATCAATTCCTGCTTAGAATATAGCAATTATTTTCATACTTTTTCCAATTTAAAAAGGAAGATCATCATTAGCCACTGGCTCTGATGTTTCTTCTTTCTCTGCTAAGACAATGTTCCCATCAGTCCAGACAACTTTTCCATTGCCTAAATAGTTTTTTGGCTTTTTTGCATCTCTTTCCTCTTTGGTCTGAGAATCTGTTATCGCTACATTGTTCCCATATCTAGATTCATCTGAAACTGATATAGTCAAATTATAGTAAACAGCACCATCTTTGCCTTTGACAAACTTCTCTTTAGGAAGTTTATCCACGCGAATACTCGCATTCATTAATACACTCATAATTAATCTAATTTAAAATTTAACAATTGTTCTTGCACCTCTGGACTGACTAAATAAACTTTCCTTATATCATCTAAGGAAGCTCCATTTTTCAATCCTTTTTGTGCATTATAAAATTCTGGTGTCTTGATTCTTAATATTGATTTCTTTTTGACTATCGCTTTATTGCCATCATCATCCTCAGCTTGTAAAGCTAACAATGACTGCAAAGTATATCTCCTAAAATAAGTAATTGCTGATCCTAATTTTTGTGGATCTAACATTTCAGGTAATTTAATTGATGATTCAACTTTTCCATCTCCATTAATTTCTGTAATAATACTATAAACCTTATCATCTATTATAGGTTGTAATAATAACAATCCATGCTTTTTTAACAAAGGATGAAGTTGACCTATAAGAGAATTAATGTCAAAGTATTTTGATTTATAAAAGGGATTAGTAACATCTTTACTAATAATACCAATTTCTAATTGTAATTTGTAGAGTTTATTATTAAGCTCGTTGTTTATATTTTTTTCCATATTTCTTATTAAGTTTTACGCCAGTTTGTATTTCTATGCAATCTTCTAATATAGCTATGTGATTTAACAAAGCATCTATTCTTGCCAGATAATATTTTGACTGATTATAATTGTGAAACATCTTCAACAATCTTAAGTTCATTCTCTAAACACTCTAAAGCTAGTTGTCTAATATAGAGATTGTCCTGTGCTTTCTGCACATCTTTTGAATAATAATCAACTTGCCATTTAGCATCTGTGATTAACCTCTCTAGATCTTCCTTTGATCTAAGGGATTTTCCTGTAAATTGAATGTTTTGTTCTGTCATAATAAAATAAATTAACCACTTAGTTCATTCTAAGTATGGCATAAATATAAACAAAAAATTTAATAAAACAAAATTAGACAAAAAAAAGAGCCAATAAAATTAACCCTTTTCTTTCAAGACAAAACAAACAGAACTATAGCAAATATAGTAATTATTTTAAATTATCAAATAATTGTTTATATTTTTCTATCATTTCCCATAAATCATTTGTGCTATATTTAACCTCTTTTTGAGATTCTTTATGAATATCATTTGCAGTTGATGATCCATATTTTCTGTTTAGTTCTAAACTAAATTTATATTGTTCGCCATGTTTGAAAAGGTTGCATCCAGAGCATTGCACTTGGCAATTTATTTCGTTCCATCTGGTTGCATAATGTCTCCTGCTTTGAAAATGTCCACATTGTAAATATTTCCATTCATCAACTTTGCCACAAGTAAAGCATGTAGCTAAACCATTTTTAGAATTTTTCTTTCTAATATATTTACTAAATATTGCATCTAGTTTTTTTACAACTTTTGATCTTGATAATTTCTTTTTCATTTATATTTAAATATAATTAATTATAATAAAGGAAAAAAAGAAAAAAAACCCCCAAAAAAAAGAAAAAAAATCTTAATAAAAATTTTGTCTGATCCAACAGGAGTGAAACCTGAAGTTTGGCAACTTGACTAGATTTGCGACTAGGATGTCAAATATATATAATTTTTTTTATCTCCCCTGTCCTCTATATACTTTTTTATATTGCTTACTATTTTTTAATCTACTTGCATTTTTACTATGAGGATGCGATTTCCTCTTTTTTTTAATATAAGTAGATACAATTTTGTATGCCATTATTTTCTTATAATCTTTGCTGTTTTTTCAATTCCTCTAGATGTAAAATAAAACCCTAAACTCATAATCACTATCTGACCTAATAAATCAACATACTGATTCGCTATATTAAACTCTCCAATGTTTCCATCAGTTAAGGCAAATAAAGTGTAGAGAACTAAAGAAAAGATGGTTAGCAAAGGTCTTATGTTTTTACTTAACCATGAATCACTCTGCATATCTGCACTATGTCTAGATGTAATTTCTTTTTCTAAATCTAACTCAGCTTTAATAAAAATTTCTTCCATTTCTTTCTGGAACTGAGCTTTCTCATCTTTGGTCTGTACAAACTTATCTACAAGATTTCCAATTTTACTTGCTATCCCTGATCCTGCACCACCAAATAATTTTGCTAATATTTTCATATCCTAATTTTAAAATGATTAATAATGTTGTAATTGTAAAGAGGTTTGGATGCCAATGCTCCCCACAAATTCCTAAAATGTGTTTTATTGTTTCCATCTTATTTTTCTATTAAAATTCTATTTATTGATTTTTGAATATCCTCTTTTGTTGCCTGTATTTTAAAAGATAAATCAGCAGCATATTGCATTTTTACTCTGCCATCTTTTCCTAAAATAACAATTACAGGAACTGTTTTTATTGTTTCAACTATATTTTCTGGCTGTTCCTCTAGCCAAGCATATTGCACTTTTGCATTTTGTATTCCTCTAAGATTATAATCATTCCTAGAGTTCCATTTATAATTAAAATGTATAACTGTAATTTTGTCTTGAGCATTAGCTAAAAAGCCAAACAGCATAAATGCTATTAAAATTAAATTTTTCATCTTTTGTAAACTTTATCTTCTATTTTATTAATCCTGTCTTTATTATCTAAAATATCTTCTTTCAATCCATCAGTAGATTTTTCAATTTGAATTATTGTGCTTCGCACTAGCTCGTCCTTTAATTGAAACTCCATTTTTTGAACAAACTCATCTCCTGTAAAATTTTCAATTTTGTTGTTTAGGTCTTGAATTTCTCCCTGTAAACTAAACCACATGCTAGCCAAAGATATAACACCCCCAACAAGCAAGCCAATAGTTTTAAGGTCAAGTTTTACTTCTGTATCTTCACTTAGTTTTTTTGCCATTGTCTTTTTCTATTATTTTTTTTATTGTATAAATTATTGTACATAACAATAAAATTATTTTTAATGATAATTCTATGTCTGTCATTGATATACTCAATGCTATCGTATTGAATAAATATATTTTCATATCCACATTTTCCATTTTTAATTTTCTTCTTTACTTCCTTTAAATGCTTTATAACACATTGCTATAGCCTGATCTTTTGGGTGATACTTCATTAATTGAGGTACACATCTAACCATAAAATCTTTTTGGTTTTCGTTTTGTTTTTTCTTTGGTATTGGCATCTTAATATAATTTTATATGTAACACTAAAAAAAGAAAGTAAAAATTAATTTCTAAGAAATCATTTTCAGCATCTTTTGGGTGTATTGAAAAACCTATAATAAATGCGTAGCATTGTTGCGTTCTATCTATTATAGCTATTTCATATTTCATTACATCCTAAAGTATGTTACTCTCCCCCCTTTGTATTTAGCTTTTAATACATCTTTTCTATTATCTTTTTTATTCTTATAACTCACATGAATCCATCTTGGATTTTCATCATTTCCAAATTCCCATATGAGTTGGTCGTAATCTAATTTTTCTTTTATATACTCAAATAATTCTCCATTAGTTTTTTTTCCTAATGTAGAAATATCAATTGCTTCTCCAGACATATGACTGCTGGACTTTGATCCTTTCAAAGCAGTATTCAAATTTTCACACCTGTAAAACGAATTTACATTAATTGGATGTTTAGCCCATTCTCTTAATGGCTCAAAAACTTCTTCTGCAACCACCACCATTTTTTTCAAAATGTCATCTGTTGGTTTATTATCAATCTTTAACTTTGTAGCAGTTGCAGACCTAACACCCTCATTGTAGCTTATATGCTTACTTATTATCTTCTTCTTTGATTTCTTCGTAGCTTCCATCTTTTAAATCTATGTTAATTTTACCATAAGAATCTTCTAATTCTTTTTTGAGTTCTTCTCCTTTGTTTACCTCATCAGCATATAAATGTAATAAGCTATGCTTTTGAGTTGCTAACAAACCTAAATCATGCTTTATAGCATTTAATTTATTGTTGTACTCTTGTAATTTTTCTAATTCTTCTTTTTTTATTTTACTCATTGTTTTAAAATTTATTGTTAATAATATTCAAATATAATTATTTACAATTACATTTTTGCTTACACGAATCAACTTCTGCTTTTAATTCTTGTATTGACTTAACCAACAAAGGAACTATTTTAGAATAATCAACAGACTGCATTTCTTCTGCATCTTTTTCTCCATTAACTGCTTGTGGTAAAACTTCTTCAAGTTCGTGAGCAAGAACACCATAACCTCTTTTACTATGTTCATCATAATTATCATTGTCTTTCCATTTAAAATCATAAACTTTAATATTAGAAACTTTTTCTAAACCATTAAAATCTTGTAAATCTTCTTTTAATCTATAATCAGATGATGTGTTATAAGATGTTGCACTACCTGAGGTTATAATTGTACCTACAAGATTATTATTAAAATTACTAAATACTATTTGATTTCTTGCTGATGTAGATGCAACAGTAAAAACAGCAGGTATGCAGTCATCTAAACTTGCATCACCAACTTGTAACAAATATTTATCTGTACTATAATCAGCAGTCCTTCTAATCATAAGTTGACCTGAACTATCAAGACGCATTTTTTCTGTTGGAGAACTGCCACCAGCTTGAGTATAAAAAGCCATAAATGAATTTCCATTTCCATTAGCTGATTCGTGTCCTGAACAAATTTGAGTTTCTATTAGTAACGAAGATGATTGGTCATAATACAGACCTCTCATTTTTAATCTGTTTTGTATATCTCCTGCATCAACTAAACTTGTATCTTTATTTGTTAATACAACTTCTGTAACTCCACTTGTATTATTATTTCCTACAAAAAATCCACTACCTTGAACAAAGACATCTCCATGTTGGTCAATACGCATATGCTCAACTGGGTTTGCACCTGCACTTGTTTTAAATACAAGAGCCATATTATTATTGCCATCTACATTTTCTCCCTGTATAATTGCTGAACGAGTAGCATAAGCACTAGCTGTTGGTGCAAAATATATTCTATTATAAGCACCAGAGCCACCTGCTGAATTTTGTAAAAGTAAACCTCCACCCTCTGCACCTGAATTAGCTTTATTTACTGTAATTATATCCCCTGCATTAATACCTTTTGAGCCAGTACTAAATTTTCCACTTCCATCTCCAGAATCTATATTAAGATTTCCACTATATGCTTTAATAGTCCAACTTCTTGTTCCAGATTGGTCAAAACCTAATCTTGCACCATTTTGAATAAGTAAACCTGCATCGCCTGTGCTATTTATATTAGCATAAGTTTGAATACCACCTGCTGAAGCTATAACTTGTCCTGCAAAAGTTGCATTTTGAGAACTGTCTAAAGTCAAAGAAGTTGCATTACTTGACCCACTTGCAAGAACTAAAGCATTCCCTTCTGTTCCATAAATTCTACCCAAATCGCCTTGAGTTGCATTTGACCATTGTATAGAAGGTCTTGAAGCACCAGAGCCTTTGACCTCTAATCCTGTATAATTTGAAAGACCATCAATTAAAATTTCTCCTGCAAAAGTATTAGTTCCTGTTCCTGTTTGATTAAGTTTTCCACCATAATCAATATCATCTCTAAATGTAGCCGAGCCACCATTTGACATATCTAAGGTCAATGCTGTAATAGTAGAGCCACCATCATTTCCTTTAAATAAAATATCTTTGTCTTGTATTGATGAAAATATTGCTAAATCATCAGAATCATCTTTAAATTTAGCGTATTCAACTCCATTAACTTTTAATCTTATATCGTTTCCACCTGCATCTAAAATTAAATCATCAGCACTATCTATAATTATATTTTCGTTAGCTGAACTAGCAATTAATAAATTGTCATCTGCATCATCTCCTATAAAATGAGAATCTCCAAAAGTTATATTACCTGCAAAAGTTGCATTTCCAGAACTTATTACAACATCAGCAGCGTTTCCTTGACTACTTAATACCAAACCAGATTCAGCTCTAACTGCTAATTTTCCATTATGTCCAGAAATAATACCATTTGCACCACCAATAAAACCAATAGTTGTACTTGCTTCTTTAAACCTTTGATGCGTGTCACCTGCTGTTCCTGTTAAAGTTAATATGTTATCAGGAGCTCCTCCTATTCCTACACTACCTGCAAAAGTTGCGTTTCCATTTATGAATTGAAAATCACTTGCTTCTAATCTTAAAGGTGCAGTAGCACCAGCATCATTGACTGAAAATATATTTATGTTACCACCTCTAGTTCCTATTCTTAAATTGTCGTTTGTGGCATCACTAATTTCTAATTTAGCTGAAGGCAAAGTA